TTTTCCGCAAAAATTATTTTTGCAAAAAATAATTTACAATCACAAATTTTTTTACAGAAAAATAAAAATAAGAGCATTATGGTAAGAGTGTGTTTTTTTGTAAAAAAAGCTGAAAAGTGAAATAACTTTTGGAAAATGGACAAAAATAAATGTCCAAAATGGCCTTGGCGAAAATAGTTTTGAAAATCTGGAAAGTTTGCATTTACCTACATGATGTAGGGCAAGTTTTTCAACCTATTTCCAAAAAGTTACCTACATGATGTAGGGTGTCTCCTACATGGATGTAGTATGGATTTGAAAGTTTTTTGACAGATTTGACCCTACATGATGTAGGCAAATAAGGATTTGCGGCCTACGGCCGCGGCGCCGACCCCTCCAATTTAACGACTCTTCCTTGTCTTCTTTGCAGAAGACTTCTTAGATGCTGTCTTCTTCCTTTTTACAACAAGGCTTTTCTTAACAAAACTATCAATGGCCTTCTTATCCTTCAAGATCAAGCCAACAATTTCTTGGAAATAAGAACGAAAGGTGGGTTTTAACTCATCCAATTCATCAATGCAAACCCAGCGAATTTCCGCCTTTTCAAAGATCTTGGTGTGCTTTATGACATTGGGATCCAACTTTCTTTGCAAGAAACGCTGATTGTTATTATAATAAAAGGGAAGAAGAGGATCATACTTCATTGGAAAAATGTGCATACAATAACCCTTGTTTGTGATGTTAAAGGTCCCGTGTTTTTGCAAGAGTTCTGTTATTTCTTTCTCTCCGCCCAAAAATCCTGTCAGCTCTTCCTGTGCTTCACGAATAGCAGTGGTCATGTGATCCTCACCATTTTCCGTTCCTCCGCCAAAATCGCTCCATCCAGGAGTATCAGCATAACGATTCTCCTTTCCAAATAGAAGATATACCTTATTGTTGTGCAGTGTTGCTGGTAAAATACCGCCTCCCATATAATGTAACTGAATATAAAATAAAAATTATAAATAGTAATTTATGATTTTTACAAGAATGCATGTACGCAAATTAATACAGTATTTTGAAGAGCCTATATATTATAAATACTAATAAAAAGTCAGTTGCAAATATAGTTGTTATGTGAATAGTTCTAATTATAACCTCTTTAACGAGTTGTCTATTTTTAAAATAATCGGTATTCAATAATACATTTCTTAAAAAATTACCCATATCATAAATAAAAAGTGATGCTAAAATGAGAAGTGATGTATACATTGCGTGTACAAACATTCTTTTCTGTGTTTTCGTAAATTTCATTTTATACTAAGCAAATATTATATTTAACCGCACTAGGATGAAATGTTTTTTTCATTCTATATATTAGATGCCTTCACGAAAAACAAGAAAAACAAATAGAAAAACAACTAGACAAAGTAGATATTATACGCCTAGGAGACGTCCGTCGTATTATATGCCTCCTCCACCCCCTCCTCCACTCCCATATTACTATCCAGGGTACTATCCTTTAACAAGAAGAAGAAGATCACAGACAAAAAAAACAAAGAAGAGAGGAAGAAAGAAGTATTTGAATCGCAAGGGCGTCCTTCGCGTAATGCCATCATCCACTCCACAGGATATTAAAAATGTGAGCGCCGAAATTAACAAATATATTCCCTATCACCCGAAGCAAGTTAGGAAGCAGGATTTAGTAGTTCCTCAATTTTTTATGCCAAAGAATGTAACGAAGAAAATGAAAAAGAAGATGAATGAATCTTATGCGCCCACAATTAATGATCAGCTTGTAACCCTTAAAACTGCGCAAAATGTGGCCATCCCAGATTGCAATAATATGGAGGCGTTTACATTAAAGGAGCCTCTTAAGGTGAGTGTTCCAGGTACATTTTTCGGGAGAAGCTGCGTTCTCTTTACTAAGCCAGAAGCCAAACAGGTTCTATTAAAAAACTTGGCGGCAAATAAGCACATAGACGCGTCCATAATCGTTCCCCCAGTTCAACTTATTGCCAACTGTTGGTTCAATACAATGTTTGTCACCTTTTTCGTAAGCGATAAAGGAAGAAAATTTTTCCATTTCTTTCGCCAGTTAATGATTGAAGGGCGCCAAGCAAACGGATCCGTTATACCCTTGAAATTGGCTGAGTCTTTTTCACTTCTCAACTTTGCGATAGACGCGTGTCTTACTGGAAATAAATACGCATATATGCTTGACACGAACAATATTATTCGCATTATTTACAAGAGCATCCCAGATGCGGCTAAGAAAAAACTGCCATTTATTGTAGATGTGGATGAGGCGAGTAATCCTGTGCGATATTATTCCAGCATTATAAGCTATCTTCACAACAACGCACTGCAAATGATGGTGCTAAGAGTGACAGACGATGAATGGAAAAAAGCGCTTACTGAGAAGTTGAAAAAGGTATCAAAGACGCCGCATATTATTATTTTTGAAGTTAGAGATGGTAAGAAAAAGTCAGCAGGAGATTCTGGTGTTGTTACAAAGAAACCCACATCTTTCCATTTAAATAATATGAAGTATTCATTAGATAGTGCTATTATTCGCGATACTACACAACAGCATTTTAGTGCCACACTTACATGCGAAAAGGTGGAGATGGGTTATGATGGGCTAAGCTATCACCGTCTTGTGCCACTTGAATGGAAGAAATACATAAATACGGATCATTCTTGGGGATTCCAAGGGTCAAAGGACAAAGGAGTACCATTAGAGTGGAACTTTAGACATGGATATCAAATGCTTATTTATTACAGAGTAAAGTAGAAAATGTGCGCATCAATAAACCTAATGGATTGTAATTATTATATATTACACAAACAATTTCGTAGTAATATATAAGACAACATGTCAGTAAATACAAATGCAGATTCAATACAACCATTCATTCAAAATATTCAACAAGGTAATGTACCTAGTTCTAGTAAAAGTGCAGAAGGAGAAACATATTGCGAATTTGTTTATAATAAAGTAGATGACATTGAAAATGAAAAGGGTTTCCAATCTTTTATGGCGAAATTATTAAAAGATGTTACTGAAAATAATAAAAAAACTCAAAAACTAGTAGAGTTGGAAAGCCCAGATGCAAGCAAAATAAAACAGCAGAGCTTAGTTGCTAGAGAAAGGGTTTACAAGATGAAGGGGGGTAAAAAGAGAAGGACGGTTGTAAAAAAGAAGGGAAGATCCAATAAAACAAAACGAAGACGCAACTGATCACCTTTTCTTATAGACATAATTTTGAATCATAAATTGGCAGAACAAATATATCAAGCCGCAAATATATACATCAAAAATTAAGATTACGGCGCGGTTGACAGTTCTCTCAACTGCATAATAATAACAGGGGAGTGCAAATGCACCATAAACAAGCTGACCGATTTGCATAGTGGTGATATATACCTTTGCGTTTCTTATTGGTGCATTAGGATTCACAACTGTAAGAAAATAGTAAAAGTACATTACTGTGTGAACACCAGAGTTCAGCAATGATGCGAAAAAAACGCCATCAAACTTGCAAATGTATCCTAGATACCAAACAATAACCGCTCCAATGTGGTGATACTTTTGCAGAAAAATGGGATCTCTCTTTTTTGCATATAGAATCCACGTATCAATATACTCGTAGTACTTTGACAAGTAGAAGCAATGCAAAACAGTGTCCACATGGGGCTTTGAAAAATAGTAACCGCGATTAACCACAATCCCGTAACTTACAAGATTTGACATTAGAAAAATAAATGTACAAATGCTGAACATGGATAGAACCAAATTGTGAATTGCTGAAAAATTGACTATCGCTCGTTCTGGAATATTTTCAACTATTTTTCTGGGAAATTTTACATATAAATAAGTGCCTGCAAGTGGGTACAAAATGTCTAATGGCATTCAAGCTGGTGTATCTACATATATTTTAGCTGTTTGCTTATATTGTTTTGGAATAAAGTTAAAATTGAAAGAGTATTTCAATTTTAATAATGAGTTACAACACAGGAATTAAAGGCTAGACAACATCTTAAGAGAGAATGACAATTGCAAAGGTTATTTCCGTTTCATACAAATTTGAGAATGGTTCGGTATACGTCTATGTGACCATGCAGAGGCGCGAACCAATGAATGACCAGTTTATCATGAAATTTTATTCACCAAAAAGCATGGACAACTTTTGTATGCTTGATGCAAGGTTACGAGGGTTAAATGTCAGGGCAAGAAACAGGGATGAGTTTGAGACCATTTACAAACGCGCCAAGGCAGAGTTTCTTCAAACTGTAAACGTGATGAGGGCAGGTATAACCAGTCCTATTATTTATTCGTCTGGCCATGAAAATATTTTATAAAATTTCTAAAACCCTCTTTATGGATGCTTGTAATATGTGGATTAGAGCTGCTTTGTCCATATGTTCCAGTGCGCGCATTCCATAAAAAGAATAAACCGATCATAATAAAATACACGCCAGACACGTATTCAAGTGTTTGATCTGTTATGTTTTTTGTAAAAAATGCGCCGAACCAGGCGGCAAAGAAATAAACGACAATTAATATCACAGATGTCCATACCTGCACTTGGTTTCTTTTCCAATAAACAAAAATAGCCATGAGGGACAATGGGGCTAGAATTGTGAGAAGGACAGTTCCAGCAGCGGTTTTAAAGTTAGAAACGATTCCCAACACTAATAAACCAGGGACCATGATCTCTGCGCCTGATTGGCCAAGTGCTCCTCCTAAAACACCCGCTATAACACCCAACGTGACAGTTTCTAATGGTTTAATAATCATGTTTATATATTAAAGTTATATTAAACCGTTTTAAATCTTGAAAAAGGCGTTATCGTCTTTTTTTTCGTGCATTTTACCACGGATGAATTTTTTCCCGAGCATATAAAATAATGTGCCCCAACCTAAGCCAATAGAAAACCCAATAATAGTTTGCAAGACAGTATGATTCTTGTATCTAATTCTTTGTAAAATGGTGTTGATGGAGATTAGCAAAAATCCAAGTAGCAAGTAGAGGTTTTGTGTAACGCAAAATATGAATGCAGTTGAGAATCCAACGCCCTGAGAATGACCAGAAGGCATACCGTAAACATCCCAACCAAGACGCTTGCCATTATTAGATGAAATGTTGAATATTTTGAGATCTTCGCTTGGTCGTGGTTGTTTGAAAACACCTTTTAATGTAATGTTGACTAGTACATTGGTTGCAAATCCAATCAAATAAAAGGCTAAATACAATGGCCATTTAATAAGCAAATACATAGAGACTAAGAATAGAATTTGAGGGCCAAAATAGCCCAAATAGTCAATTGTGGACGAGCTGATTTTTTTTGTTCTGGATTCTCCATTTTCAATCTTTTGCATGGTATAATTATATAAATTGTTGATATAATTATAATTTTTTAAAAAGTAACTAGTCCATTAATAGTAATATTAATATTGGTACAAGTTTTCGCTTATAACAGTAAAGCACCAATCAAGTCCGTGCAAGTTTACAATATTGCCGCGATCATCTAACAATTTAATGTGAAGTCTGTCAATGTCAACGGGACCAAAGTAATTCCTCTTGTTATCTTGCAAACCACCACTAAACTCTACATAAAGTTCACCTGTTGCAAATCCTTCTCTTTTTAATGGAATAATGGCAAACGTGTCGGAGTTATTCGGGGCTCTACCCCTGTAATTGATGGTTTTCTCTCTTCCTTTGTAAATCTCATTAATAGTGTAGATTTGTGCCTGTGTCAATGTTCTAGGAGCAGTTGGTACAACAGATGGAGTATCTTTATAAGAAAAATTCGCCTTGTCCATAATAATATTTCCAATATTATCGGGATTAATTCCAAGAGCTAATGCCTCGTCTGGGGTTATGTTAAATGGTATGACGGGGTTGGCAGAATTAAGACTTCCTGCCCCTCTAGAACAGTTAACAGGTTGATCTGGAGTATAGTATTTTGGTAGATCTAATCTAGTCGGCAATTCAGTAATTGTAATAAGTCCATTATTAATGTGATTTTGATTGTAGTCATCTAAGATGAGAATGAAATATTTGGGACCATACAAGTCAATTGCGGCTACACCAACATTACCAGTTGATAAAATGGGAATGATTGGTAAACGATAACCCATAATCCAACCAAGACAACTATCAAATGTTGTTTCTTGCGGCAAACAGGTGCCATCGCCATCGCATCGTAAAATTCTTTTAAAATCAAAAAAGGTAAAATACGGAGTATCTTCTGTTGCTGCACCAGTAGGGCTTAACCCAACAATTGTAGTACCATTTGGATCAATGTATCCCTCCAAATTTATTGTTACTTTCCCATTTGTAGTTTTAATTGAGAGTGGAGTAACTAGAAGTGGATCTTGTGAATTACGATCACTTGAATTTCTAAAACCCGCATTAAAAAAACCTTCGTTCATTGCGAGTTGAAATTCAGGTTTTTTGTAGTTTCCTGGTTCTATTGTAATGGTGAATGTTATCCCATTATTTGTAACCCACATGCATGTATTGCCAAGGTTATAGTCAATAGTATACCAAGTATATGGAATTTGAATAGAGTAAAGACGCAAGCTGAGGGCGTTAGTTATAGGCTCAGACAAATCAGCTGTGAAATCAGTTGACATTGCTTCAGTTCCTCCAGAGGCTTGTCTAAACT